GTCTTCGCCGAAGTCGGCGAAGAAGGCGGCCAGGTCCTCGTCGAACACGCGGCGGGCTCCGTCAGGCTGCGACCTTGTCTTCCTTCGCGGCCGAGGCCTTGGCCGCGGACAGGTCGTCCTTGGTGGCGATGCGCGCCTTGCCGCAGCTGGCGAGCTCCATGGCGAGATCCGCCGGCACGTCCTTGAGGACGGCGCCCTGGAGCTTGAGATCGCCGGCGACGTAGGTGTGCGCGGTGATGACGATGGTCACCGGCTTGCCGTCTTTGTTTCCGAACATGATGTGCAGTCCTTTGAGAATGAAGAGCGCCCGCCGAGTGGCCCCGGCGGGCGCGAAACCCGGCACACGGCCGGGCGGAGGAGAAAGCCGCGACGAGTGGTCAGGTGGTGAGCGCGTCTTCCATCGAGGCGAAGTCGGCCGCGCGGCGGCAGCCGACGTCGACGAAGCCGTTGAGGATGAGGCGGTTCATGCCGTTGATGGCGATCGAGGTCTCGTCGACGAGCAGCTCGACGGCGCCGAAGGTGGCCATCACCAGCATCGGCCAGTTGCTGCCGAAGATGACCGAGCTGCAGATGCCGCTGGAGCTGCCCTTGGTGAGGTTGCTGGGCACGTTGTTGGTGACCTCGGCGCGGTAGCCGTTGAGCGGCTGGGCGCCGTTGTCCCAGATGAACGGCAGGCCGGCGGCCTTGAGCGTCTTCTTGGCCTTGCCGCGGGTCTTGGTGTTGATGAGGTAGCCGCTGCTCGAATCGGGCTCGGCGTTGACGTTGGCGCAGGCGCTCTCCAGGTCGACCAGGTGATCCCAGGCCAGGGCCAGGCCATTGGTGCCGCCGACCACGGCGCCGATGCCGCTGGTGTTGCGGATGCCGCGCGGGTTGGCGCCCGAGCCGCTGCCGTTGATGGCGGCGTTCTCGAAGTTGACCTGGTACTCGCTCAGGATGTCCTGGCGCAGCATCGGCTCGATGGCCAGGGAGGACTGGATGACCGCCTGCTTGCTGAACTCGATGTAGCCGCCGATGCGCTTCGGGCTGAGCGTGACCTTGCCGGTGCTGGGCTGGGTCTCGGCCGAGGCCGCCACTTCCGTGACGTAGCCGAGCGAGCTGCCGGAGAGCTTGCGCGGCATGTCGACGTTGCTGGTCAGGCCGAAGAGCATGGTGACGCCCAGGCGGCCGAGCGCGAGGCGGTTGCGCAGCACGTCGGCGAACAGGTCGGGACGCAGCTGCGTGGCGACCAGGTTGCCGGCCTCGCTGGCGGTGCCGACGGTGAAGTCGCGCCGCGCCATGATGTCGAACGGGATCAGGATGCCCTTGGTGCCCATGCCGAAGCGCTTGGCGGCGGCTTCGCTGGCGTCGCGCTCGAGGCCGGCCTCCTTCCAGTTGCCGGTCATCATGGCGGCGACGGCGCGGGCGATGCTGTACTGGCCGGCTTCCTTGTCGGTGAGGCCGATGTGCGCGCCGCGGGTGTCGCTGTGCTTGGTGGTCATGCGCTCGATGACCAGGTCCTGCAGCTTCTGCACGGTGTGGCCGTCGCGGCAGGCCTTCTGCACGTCGTCGAGCGTCAGGTACTCGGCGTACTTGACGCCGAGCTCGATGAGCGCGTCGCGGCGCTTGAGGTCCAGCGCGTCGGCGCTGGGGGCCTGCTGCTGCTGTTCGATGGTCTTGTCTTCGGTCTTGTCCATGGCTCGGGTTTCCTTTGCTTGAGCGGGGAGGGTTGGCGGGGTGGTCGTGGACGGATCGGGATCGGTCGAGTCGGCGCTGCGGCCCACGCCGACGGTGGGGTCTGCCGGGACTGTCACCATGGACAGCTCGTAGGGCTCCCAGTCGTCGATGCGGTAGGTGGAGACGTCCTTCTCTTCCTTCTCCAGCACCATGCGGTGGACCATGTAGCCCACGCTGACGTGCCGCAGCACGCCGTTGCGCACCTGCTGGTACCGCAGCTCGGCATCGGGCGAGGTGTCGAAGCGGACCTTGGCCCGACACACCCGATCGCTGCCGACCTGCACGCTCTCTACCACCCCGATCAGGGCGTCCGTGCGGTGGTTGAAGAGCAGCGCCGCCCCGTCGGCCAGCCGGCCCAGGCGTACCGACGTGGCAGCGCAATCCAGAATCTCGACGCCGTACCAGCGCTCGTAGGGCTGCTCACTGGCCCAGGCGATCTCGACGGTGCGCGAGGCATCGTCGATGGCGTCGCGCTGCACGGTGGCCAACGCGCGCTGCAGCTTGGTGCCCTCGAGCTTGCGCTGCAGGGCGGCGAGGTCAGTCTTCATCTTTGGTCCCTTCTTCGGTGTCGTCGCCCTTGGCGGGCTTGGCCGCGGCGGGCTCGAGCGGCGCGGGGTCGATGCCGTTGGCGACCTCGATTTCGTGCTCTTGCGCGAGCTCGATGCAGTTGTCCTCGTAGTCGCCGCCCTTCGCGGCCACGACCTGGCTGCGGGTGGTGAAGCGCTGGCGCACGGCCTCGGCGTAGGCGGTGACTTCCTTCTGCGGGTCGACCCAGTCCCAGCCGCGGCCGCGGAAGACGACGCCGGCCAGGTACTTGTCGATCTTGCGGGCGTCGAGGGTCTGGCCGCTGGCCAGCGTGACCTGGCCGGACAGGAGCGCCATCTCGAGCCAGCTGCGAAACACCGGGAAGACGAAGCTGCCGATGAACCAGTGCGCGATGCCGCGCCAGTGGTCGCGCTCGGCCAGCTCGGCGATGCGCGCAGAGCTGTAGTTCACCTTGCTCATGTCGCCGGTGAGGTTGTGGTAGGCCACGCCCAGGCCGGCGGCGATGTCGTGCTTGAAGCTGCTGACGAAGGGGTCGAACGCCTGGTGCGGATACTGGCTGTTGAAAGCGGAGAAGGTGGCGCCCGGAGGCAGCCAGTCGATGGCGCCGGGGGCCAGCTCCTTGACACGGTCGCCGGCGGCGTCGGTCGTGGTGCCGAGGCCGTCGGCCGTGATCGGTGCGGGCGTGTCGGCCGGCTGCTGAATGAATCCCTGCTGGCTGGCGCCCACCTGCGCGGCATACATGGCGTAGTCGGCAAAGCGCGCGAGCATGTTGCCGCCCACGAGCGTGGCGTGGGACCAGGGCACGCCGCGGGCCTGCTCGGCGTCGAGGGTGATGAAGTCGTGCAGCACCTCGGCGGCGGACACCACTTCGCCGTCGCGGCGGCCCATGCCGTCGTTGGGCACGCCGCGCAGCAGCGTGTAGGCCGCGGGCCGGCCCATGCTGTCGCGGTGCACGCCCATGCGCACCTCGGCGCCGTTGCCGAGCGGGGTGACGTTGTGGTTGTGGTCGAGGCGGTCGGTCTGCAGCAGCTGCAGGCGGTACCTGAAGCGGCTGTCGCCGGGGTTGCGCAGGTGGCGGGCCAGGTACTCGCCGTCGCGCGCGCAGGTGTCGAGCTGGAGCCTGCAGACGTCTGCGAAGCTCAGGCGGCCGGTGGCATCGCACTCGCCGCGCTGGCACCAGGCGAGCCAGGCGCGCTCGATGGCGTCGTTGGCGAGCTTGTCGAGGCGGAAGGCCCAGCGGCCCTTCTCCTGCCGCCAGTCGCCGCAGCGCATGGCGAGGGTGAAGCCGACGGGGCCGACGCCGTTGTCGCGCACGAGGTCGTGGAAGCGACGGCCAGGACCGGTGTTGCGCGCCCAGTGGCGCGAGCGCGTGACGAGCACGGGCCGGGCGTTGAGCAGCAGCGCGTTGATGCTTGCGTCCCACCCCGGCAGGCCGGCGGTGAACGGCGAGGCCTCGGAGGCCTGGAAGCTGCGCGCGACGGGCAGGCGCACGGTCAGGCCGCCGGCGCGGCGGGCTTCCATCGCAGCGCGGAAGTCGCGCAGGATCACGCTGCCGGGTTCGCGCTGCAGCGACCGGCTCGGCTCGGCTCGTGAAGTCATTGCGCTCGGATGTAGTAGCGGCCACCCTGGCCGGCGGCGGCGGTGCCCTGCTCGCGCGCGACCTGCTGCTCCCAGTAGCTGATGGTGCGCAGGATCTCGGCCGCGGAGTTGAACTCCATCTCGCGCTCGCCGATCTTGTAGC